AGAAGGCTACAATGATAACCACACGGAAAACTACAAGGGGAATGCTGATAAAGGTAATAAACTACGACAAATATCAAGACCCAAGCAACTACGATAACTACACAGAAAACACAGCGATAACCACAATGAAACCACAGACTAGCCGCACTATAAACAAGAATGATAAGAATGAAAAGAATATTATAATATTAGCAGACGAGTCTGCCAAACAAGAAAATAAAGAAACTGTCAACACATCTGAACCAAACATAACTCTTGACGATTTATATAAAAAAATGGGATTACCAAAACCAGTCTTTGTTCCTAAAACAACTTGGCAGGATGAAGCTTATAACGCATTTCAATATTTCGTAGATGGTGAAGAAAAAAAGTCAAGTATTTTTAAATGTTTCAAAGAAAATCAAGATTTGGCAAGGTTTTCTTTTTCCGACTGTAAAGAACTTAATAAGAATAATTCAATGTATTTTTTTAAAGTGTATAACGAGCTTTTAAAGAAAATAAAATAATATGCCAACAGGAATTTATAAAAGACAACCAATAACAGATAAGCATAGAAAAAAACTAAGTATATCAGCTACTGGTAGAAAATTGTCTAAAGAAACAAAAATAAAAATAAGCAAGGCACATAAAGGGATGGCTGGCTACTGGAAGGGGAAAAAAATGCCGATAGAATTGAATAAAAGAAAAAGTAAATGGATGACTGGTAAGGTTGGATATTGGAAAAATAAAAAAAGACCAGAGATTGGGGGGAAAAATAGTAATTTTTGGAAGGGTGGTATTTGTCCAGAAAATATGAAAATAAGAACATCTATTGAATATAAATTATGGCGGAAAGCAGTATTTGAAAGAGATAATTTTACTTGTATATGGTGCGGACAAAAAGGTGGAAATTTAAATGCTGACCATATTAAGCCCTTTGCCTTATTTCCAGAATTAAGATTTGCGATAGATAATGGTAGAACACTTTGTGAAGATTGCCACAGAAAAACGCCAAGTTATTTAAATAGATGGTTTAGTGAATAGCATTTTTGGATTGTAAAGAACTTGGTCAGAAAAGCGTATTATATTTTTTGAAAGTTTATAGTGATTTAATTAAGAAATAAATTTTATGTTTCGTCGTAATGTTAAAAGGCGTTGTCCGACCGGAAAAAAGAAATATACAAAAAAAGAAGCACAGCATCAGGTTAACTATCAGAGATCTCGTGGAAGAATTGTTAGAGCATATCCTTGTTGTTGTAATTGGTGGCACTTAACGCATAATTCTAAATATTAAAAAATTTAAATAAAAAAAATTATGAAATTCAAATTTCTGACATTAAAATTAGCGAGGTATTTATTCACGCTATTTGTTTTGGTTATGATTTCAAGGAATAATCATTGGTCAACAACTCTAGGATTTTTTCTTGTATTTTTCATGCTTGAATTTAACACAGCTTTACTTTACGGACTCTTAGAAGATGTTTTAAAACTTATTAAATTATCAAAAAAATAATATGAATTATGATCAAGAAATAATTCGTTGGTATGGAAAAGATTTAGACCGAGAAGAAAATGCCAATGAAAATGGGGATGAATAGATTTTAGTTATGAGTTAACAACATAATATTTATGATTTGTAAATAGAAATAATCACAATGTTGCCATAGTTTTATTTTTATGCTATACTTTGAAATGTAATAAGCCGATTAGTCCATAAAAGCTTAAAAACCTTTTGCTTATTACTCAAAATATCGTTTTGGTTGTTTACATAGTCTTGCTCTGATGCTTGTGGAAAACTATAAATCAAGATTTAATCTTGACTACCATTTTCCCCCACGGTATCACAGCAGGGCTATATAAAAAACTTAAAATTAAAACTATGGAAAATCAAGAAAAGCAAGTAGATAAAAAACTTGCTATGATAAACCTTAACAAGCCTGCCCTCGCTAGTGGGGTTGGCGTTTTTTTTGCCATATGTAAAACGGCAATAAATAATACCAATTGGGCAAGGCACGATTTTGATGCCGTGAGATTGGTTGAAGGTCAATTGAAATATCTTGAAAGATTTTGCGCTCAAGAATTTAAAGGCGTTCCAATGCCTCCAGTTCCTGAGGTCGCTCCAGTTCCAGCAACTCCTCCAACTCCCGAGCCAAGCAAGCCTGTTGAGCCTGAGAAAGCTCCAGAGCCAAAGCCTGAGCCTCAAGAAGAAATCATTGACTTAACAGACAAGGGCGAAAAGCGAAGAGTTCCAATGCCTGACTCAATTTTAGAAAAAGTTATGGATGGCGTTGAAGCTTCTCGTGCTTTTATTGAGAACCCTCCAAAAGACCCAGTTAAAGAAGCGCCGATTGAGTCTCAAGAAAAATATGAGCAAGTCTTTTAAAAACTATTACAAGCTTATTATTCCGGTCAATCCCGACTCAATAAACAAGGTTGTAAAGTATGGAAAAAAAGATGGAGATGTTGTTGTTTTAAAAAGAAAATGGGAGCATTTAGGAATTTCATATATCAGACGAGCGATTGACGATAGAACTTTACCAGAAAAATTTAATGGTCGCATCGGAGTTCATTTTAAACTTATTTTTGAAACGGAAAGAGAAAGAGACGGAGATAATTATACCCTGATGTGTAAAGGAATTTTGGATGCTTTCGTTTTGGAAAAAATGATTAAAGACGATAATTATAAATTTGTTGACGATAACGGAAGAAGGTTTAGAGTTGATAAAGAAAGACCAAGCGTTGAGGTTTATATAACCGAAACAATCACCGACAGAGATGTCGTTTCAATTCAATAAAATTAGATATGCCAAATATTCAAGATAAAGAAATTGTTAAAATAATTAGCGAACACCCTGACATTGAAGAATTTCAGATTGAGCTTGCTAAGTTGGCAATGCTCCCAAAAGCTCTAAGACCACCACGCCATCAGTTTATGGGAAAGTATAATATTTCCGAGTGCCAATATTATTACTGGTTTCGTCATCCGATTGTTTTAAAAATTAAAAGAATTTTAACAAAGAGATATTTCCAAGACGATATTCCTGACATAATTCAAGCGCTAAGAGACGAAGCTATCGCTGGCAATGAAAGAGCCGCCAAAATATTTCTTGAATATGTTGACGAATGGCACGCTGAAGACGAGAACAGACCGCCAACACAAATTTTGAACATAGAGCAAGTGAATGTTATGTTAAATGAGTTTAGACAAAAAGATTTATAAAAATATGATAATTGATCAAGAGAGAATTAACGAACTAAAACTAAAGCAACCTTTGTCATTTTCTGAAGCATTAGAGATTTTAAAATGCGGAATGAAAGTGAAAAGAATTAGTTGGAAGTTTGATTTTATAAAAATTAAGAAGCCAAGCGGAGCGAATGACGGAAGTCGCCGAGATGCTTATTTTGTTGACCAAGACGGCAATGAATTAGTGCCGACAATGATTGACATTTTATCTGACGATTGGATAATAATTATTTAGTGGAGTCTTTTGACTCCTCTTTTTTGTCCCTATGGTATTAAATAAGCAGCTAAAAAAAGATTTTGATGACCTGATGTTATTATCCGCTGAGAAGGGAGATTATGAGCCAGTGAGAGTTTTCTTTAAAAATTGGGATAGTGAAGACGAGCTGATTGATAAGGTAATGATTTGGGGACATTTCTTTCTTAATCATTACTTGATAAATAAGAGTCCTGAGTTCCACAGATATTTAATCGGTTATATTTTTTCTAACAAGAACGAATATCACGCCGCCCCCCGTGGATTTTCTAAGACGACAATCATTCAGCTTTGTATTGCCTTTATCATTGCCGGACATTTAAGAAACTTTATTGCCCTTATTGAAAAGACCGCAACTGAAGCCGCTGAAGTTATCAAAGGCGTTCACGACGAATTTATTGACAATGAAAGAATTCATTTGGTTTATGGATATTTAATTGGCAAGAAGGATATTAAAAACGAAATCATTCCATATTCAACGATTGAGAGAGAAGCTCGGGGAGATGTATTTATCAACGGTGTTCGTCTTCGTGGAAAAGGATTTAACACAACTATTCGTGGTTTAAAATCAAGACAATACCGCCCCGATTTAATTATTCTTGACGACATTGAAGAAGATGAGCATATCAATAATCCGGAGCAAAGACAGAAATATGAAAGCAATTATAATAAAGGAATTCAGCCAGCCGTTGATCCTAAAGGATCAATAAAAATGTTTGGCACAATTTTACACCAAGACAGTTTATTAAATAATCAAATATCAAATCACGGAGGAAAAATTTATAGAGCCTATGATAAAAAAGACCCAGAGAATACTTTGCTTTGGGAAGATAGATGGTCTTTCGCTAAATTAGAACAAAAGAAAAAAGATATGATGTCAAACGGACAATCCTCAAACGCCTTTGCGCAAGAATATTTGAATGACCCAGTTTCGGAAGAGGAGCGAGTCTTTAAATATCACTTCTTATGGGAAATGATACCTAAGCCTGATGTCCCAACAGAAGAATATCAAGTGCCAAAGGAAAGAATAACAATGACTGAGTTTGAGATTATAAGAAAGCGGACAACTTTGAATGGTTATGCTATGATTGATGTGGCTGATACGACAACCGTCAACGCTGATTGGACTGGTTCAATCGTAACATTTGTCGCTCCCAACGGGTCAAGATACAGAGTTCATGTCGCTAGAGAAAAAAGAAATATTAAAGGAGTTATTGATTTGATCTTTGAAATTTGGGAAGCTTGGTCACCAAAAGGTTTAATAAAAATTGGAATGGAAAAGAAAGGATTTAACGACCAAGTCTTGCCACTCTTGAAAGAAGAAATGGAAAGACGACATATTTATCCAGTCGTTGAAGAATTAAAGCCGATGGGCAGAAACAAAGAAGGAAGAATTCAAGGCGCTCTCGCCGGACATTATGAAACAGGTAAAATGGTTTCAGTTGGAACATTAAATGCTAAGGGATATTTTTTACCAATTGGAGATACTGACAAATTGTTAAATGAGCTTTATGATTTTCCCTCAGCTAAACACGACGACTTATCAGACGCTGAGGCTTATCAAGCTGACATAGTTGTTATTCCCCTTCATTCTGAAAGACACGCTACACCGCATCACACTCCACAAGACGACCCATTTGAAGCGGATATAAATAATTTAGATAATAATTTTGTTGCTGGATTTGAAGACCCTAGCGACATCTACTAAAAATATGATAGAAGAAGAAAAAAAAGCATTGGATAATAATTACGATTACGATAAAATTCTTGCTCAAGGAAAAGCTGAAATTGCTGAGAGCCGTGATTTTGTCCGAGAAAAGAGAGTAAATTTTCGTGATAGATTAAGGCTTTATAATAACCAAAGAAAACAAAAAGATAAGATTGGCGACAATACTATTTATACGATAATGACGACAATGCTTGCCGTTTATTATTCCGATGAGCTTGAAGTTGGTTTTACTGGCAGAGATATTTCTGACATTGAAGCGGCTGATAACACTGAGAAGCTTGCCAAGTTTGATTACGATGAAATGGAAATGGATATTATAAATTATAAGGTTCAATGGGATCGTTTCTTTTTCGGCGTTGGTATTAGACAAATTTCTGATTGGGATAAGAAAAGAAAAACTCCGATACCAAAAACTTTAAATCCTCTTTGTTGGTTGCCTGACCCTCACGGAAGTTTGGTTATGAAGAACTTTAGATACTCGGGTTTTGAGGTTCAATATACCCGAGGAGAAATGACTGAAGAATGCGGATTTTTTAATCTTAGTTTATTAAAATCAAAACCAAATAAAGCCGGAACTGAAACTGAGCAGACTGATGCTGCTTATCGTCAAGCACAAGGATTAGAAGATGCTGAATACCGCAACAATGAAAACAAAGACAATGAGGTTTATGATATGGTTGACCATTTTATGACCATCAAAGGTTCTGACGGAATTAGCAGAAAATTTTTGGTGACTTTTGACGACAAGGTTGATAATATTTTTAGGTTTGAAGAAATTGAAGCCGTGACTGAAGAAGAGAAGGAAGACCCAACCTTAGTGCCATTTCCTTTGACCTTGAATTACTACTCACCAAATCGCAACGACCCTTTTGGCACAAGCGTTCCTGATTTAACTGAGGATAAGCAAAGAGCTAAGTCTGTCTTCAAGAACTTACAAATCGCCGCCGTTAAAGCTGATCTTTATCCGATGTATTTATACAATCGTGATAAGATTTTAAATCGTCGTGATTTAGATTTTGCTTTTAATAAGTTTATTCCGGTTCGTGGTGATGTTGACAATGGAACTTTACAACCGCTTAATAAGCCTAATTCAAAACTAGGGGATAGTTTAAATATTATCCAAGCGATTGATAATGACGGAAACATTGCTGTTGGCGCTGATAAGAATGCTCAAGGAGTTTTATCTGATCAGGACAGAACGGCAACAGAGGTTCAACAAACAACTGCCAATGCTAACCTTCGCTTCTTGCTTGGTTCAAAGATTAACGCTTGGGGTGAAAAGAAATTCTGGAAACTTTGGTATAGATTATATCGTCAGAATATGAAAGCCGCTGAAAAGAAAACAGTCCGACTTTCAACTGCTCTTGGTTCAAGTTATGTCTCATTAACAAGAAAAGATTTTATCACTAAGGAAGACCCAGATATTAGCATTAAATCTAAATTAGAAGTTGAACAGAAGCGCTCTCGTGATCGTATTGCTTTTACTTCCGTTTATCCTCTCATCGTTCAAGACCCAACAAAACCTTTAGCCGCTAAAAGATTTGCTGAAAGACATATGCTAAGGCTTTATAATTTACAACAAGACGAAATCGCAATGATAAGTCCGGCAACTCCTGACGAAATGAGGTCTAAAATGGAAAATGAATTATTGAATAAGAATAATTTTAAAGATGTCCAAGTTTCCGCTGAGGAAGATCACTTATCGCATATGCTTATTCATTCCCAAGCTGAAAAGACAGAAGCGGCGCTTGCTCATATTAACGCTCACAAAATGGCATATTTTGAGACTGGTCAATATGAAAGAGATATGGCAGCAAGAAGAGAAATGGGAAGTAATAATAATCAGCAAGTAAATACCGCTCAAAATCAAATCGCTAATCAAGATGCTAATTTAAATAAAAATAATAATCAGCCTAACACTGTTAGCCCAGTGAACCAAGGCTAAAACAAATCTATGAACGAAAAATTTTCTAAGCTAGAAAGCTTAACCGAAATCAAATTAAACTTAGTTGACATTGAGACTGCTAAAACTCAGCTCAAGTCAATGAAAATCGGATATATTAAATTATCTTTTATCCTCAAGGATTTAGAGAAGGAATTTAATCGTATTTACGATGACAATCTTGGAGAATACAACCAAGAAGTTTTAGATAAAGCCGAAGCCCACGCTTTAAAGCAAATTGACAATCCAAACTATTACAGCGGAGAAGTTATGAAAACCGTCGCAAAGGATGTCGCTCAATGTTTTCAGGCAATGCTAATGCTAAAAGGAAAGAAGGATGAGCTTGACGGTCGCCGAGCAGAAGTTGAAGTTGTTGAAAAAAATATCAAATGGTTGCGCCGTCTTATTAAAGATTTAGTAAAAGAAAGCTCAAAATAAATTTATGTCAAGAAATGTTATCATATCCGGTGATTTTGATTGTATAAACTCAAGGCATCTTCACTTAATCAAAGAGGCGAAGAAGCAAGCAATCCCTAACGGTCGGGTTGTAATTCTTTTATTCGCTGATTATACAAAATTTCTTCTTGACAAAATTTTCCCGATACAGACCGTTGGTTTGAGAAAGAAAAATCTTGAATATTTTATTAAGTCGGTTGACATTGTTGATGTTGACACTTCTGACTATGAAGGATTTCTTGATAATAAATTGAATAGTTTTAAAGATTTTCTTTATATTCATTATGAAACTGATAAAGAATTTGTTGGTCGTTCAGCTATGAAGAAGCACGGCATTCAAGTTAAGTTTATTAAAGAGCCAAAAATATGAAAAAGCCAAGAATAATAAACGGCGTCTGCGAACATTGCGGAGTAAAGGCATCAACTTGCGTTCACTATAAAGCCTCAATAGACTCTATTGAAGAAAATGGAAACAAAATAATTACTCCTCAGAATTATAACAAGACTTCAAAGAAGCTTTTGTTTTCTTGCGTTGACTTCTCTAACCTAACTGGGATGCCAATGTATTTATATAATCTTGGCAAGGAGCTTATAAAACTTGGCTATGAGATTAACCTCGTCTCAACTATCGGCGGAGATATAGCTGATATGGCACGAGAAGCCGGTTTTAAGCTCTTTGATTGGAAAGACGACTATAACGACGATTATATGGCTTTAGTCCTTAACGAGCCTATTTCTGAGGTTATGCTTAGTCGTTTTCCTGATGTCCCTGCTTATAATATTATTCATTCCGCTCGTCCTGAAGATGAGCCTATCCCTGACTGTCCTCAGATAAGAAAATATCTTTACTCAAAAAATTCTGACCTAGAATATATCAAAGGTAAAGTCCCTGATAAAAAGATTGAATATCTTCCAATCCCGATTGACTCTGAAAGGTTCAATCCTAACAAAAGAATTGCTCACAAAAGATATACAATTCTTGCGCCATGCACGATTGATCAATTGAGAAAGCCAATGCTTCTTGATTTGATTAACCGTGCTAGAAACAATCCTGACATTGTCGTTATTGTTAAGGGCGCTGATTATGGAGCTTTAAACGATGTGCCGTCTCCTGATAATTTTTTCATAGACCCAGTGCCTTCAAAAAATATTGAAGAAGCTATGGCTATTGCTGACGAAGTTGCTGGAATTCTTTTTGGAACCGTCACGCTTGAAGCTTGGGCAATGGGACTTGAGACTTCCGTCTATGATTTAGAAGGCAAATATGAAATGGTTGAGCCTGACGGAGACTTTGAATTCTCACACGAAGCAAGGCTAGTTGCTAAATCTTTTGACGAGATTTTAAAAGAGAAATGGGCTGACATAATTATTCCTCACCACGATCAGCCTGACTTATTAGCTCAGACTTTAAAATCAATCCCAATCAGAAATTATAATGTCATTATCGTTCGTGGTGGATATTTCTCGGAGTCTTGTCGCAGAGGCGCTCATTTAGCTCAGACTCAAAATCTTATTTTTGCTAATGACGATTTGATAATCGGAGCAAAGGCTTTATGGGAAATGATTGACAATGATGCTGATATTGTCGGAATAAAACAAATTTATCCTGACGGTTCTGATTTATGTGTTGGCATATTTATCAATGAATTTGGCAATTATGAATTAACTTCAAATAAAGAAAAGGCTCAATATCCTTCCGGTGCTTTATTTAAAATCAGTCGCACTGCTTGGGATGAAACTGGTGGACTTGATTTAAGATTTATAAATGGTGGAGAAGACCAAGATTTGTTTTTGAAATGCCTTGAGGATGGTTTTAGTGTTGGCTTTGTTGAAACTACTGTCGTTCATTATTGCTCTCAATCGTCTGGACGCTTTGACCACATAGAGCGCAATGACAATTGGCTATTCCGTTTATGGACAGAGGAGAGATTAGAAAAAGTTTTAGGAAAAAATTATAAGAAATCTAGCGACATTAAACAACTATGAGAAAAATAATCTACATAACCGGAATTACTTCTTCCGGCAAAACAACCGCCGCTGAAAAGCTATCAATATTCCTTAACATTCCTTTTTTAAAAGCCGACGATGTCTATTCAATGATTGCCAGAGAACTCAAATATGACAGAGCCGATAAATTAGTTATGCCTGAATTTTGGAAAAAATTTGAAGGCTTTAGCCAATTGAAGATAAAATATTATAAAGAATTGTTGAAAGATATTAAAGGAGATTTTATCATTGAAGGCTTCCCATTATTTTTTGAGCAAGACCGCCAGATAATTGAAAATATTATTGGCGAGCATTTTAAAACTATCTTTAAACTTGAAATTCCTGTTGACACTTGGATTAACTATGCCAACGGCAAGCTTGGTGGCTATCATTCCGAGCAAGATTATGCTTATTTAAATAGGTTTTTTGAAGTTCCAAAACAATTCTATAAAATAACTGACCCAAAACAACTTTTAGTCACTGGCGAATTATATCAGCGAGAAGGCTTTACTGATAAAAAATGGGAGTTGTTAAATATAAACAAAAAAGATTTATCAGGCAAATCTATTATTGACTTAGGTTGTAATTCTGGTTGGATAGCTGACAACTGCTTTACCGCTGGTGCTTCTGAGGTCTCAGGCGTTGATTATAATTGGCGTTATCTTGACCAAGCAAGAGAAAAAGGAATTAAATCATTCTTATGCGACCTTGACGAATTTAACTTTGACAAGGAATACGATGTTGTTTTATGTCTAGCAGTTTTCCATTATATCAGAGATAAGGAATTATTTTTGAAGAAAGTTGCCTCAGCCACAAAAGAATTATTCGTTCTTGAAATCCCAGTTTATGATAAAGACCCAGACGGGATTGCTTTACATTTACACGATACCGGCAAGTGCCAATATTTTATTCCGACAATAAAGCTAATAACTTTATGGCTTAATAAATATTTTAGTAGAGTTGAAATATCAAACAGTATTCCGCCAGACAATTCCTTTAGACTAATATTTAAGTGTTATAAATAATAAATTTATGTTTAAATTTCTAAAAAACATTTTTAAGAAAAAAGAAGTTGAGCAACTAAAATTTGAGCAACCTAACTTCGCTATCCCTCCAAAAATGAGAGAGCGAGCCGTTGAAGTAAACGGAGAAAAGCATGTTAGAGCTGGCGATTATTGTAATTATTGCCAGAAGCATATCAGCGAATGCCCTTACTTTAAAGATTAAATTTATGCCTACTCCAAAAATTTTGGTAGCGATACCATATCACAAAGCAAAAAGATATTCCCTTGATCAGTTGCTAAAAAGAGTTGAAGATTTAAATTATAAAAACATTGAAGTTGTAATGCGTTGGGATTTAGCTGAATATGGTGGCAAAGATAATGTTAAGCGCCAACGAGAATTCTTTAGGAATATGGTTTTAAATGACCCGAGCTTTACTCACCTTTATTTTATGGGCGTTGATACTATCCCTCCAGCTGATGTGATTGAAAGATTGCTATCTCACGAGAAAGATATTGTTGGTGGCGTTTATTGGGGAAGACATCACGCTGAGAATGGAACACCCCAAGGAGCTGTCGCTTGGATCCACGGAAAAAGCAATGAAGAACAATCAATTGAATTCCTAAAAATGAATAAACTTTTGGTAATTGACGGAATGGGAATGGATTGCGTTTTATTCAGCCGCAAAGTTTTGGAAAAAGTTTCTTGGTTGTCTTGGGAACATAATGACGACGATTATCCTTACTATGATAAAGCAAAAGCTGAGGGATTTTTATGCCATCTTGATACGAATGTCCAGTGTAAACATTTCTTTACCGACCACGGTTATACCTATCTTGGGAAAATTTTTGAGAAGTAGCTTTACGAATATTATAAACTATGCTATTATAAAAATATGAAAGTCTCAAAAGAAAATAAAAATCAGATAGCTGACTGGCAAAGGCTAAAACAGTATAAGGGTTTTCAATTGATATTGAAAGAACTTGATAAAATAATAGCTGAAGCTGACACTGTAATATATTCAATCGGCGCTGATAGTAAACTTGAATTTAGCAGACGAGATTTAATGATTTTGAGCCGAGATAACGCAATGAGGATTAAAGATTTGCCAGACAGAATGATTGGTTTACTTTCTTCAACCGGAACGCAACCAGTTGATAATCCAGACGCTTATAGCGACCAAGACGAAGAAATTCCTGAAGAAGAAGATTTAGAAGAAGTATTTGAAAATGATTTATAAAATTAAATAGCTGTGAGAGCAGCACATAACTTTCAAACATATGCCCGAATTAAATGATTTGGCTAACGCCAACGCAGAGTTAGAACAAACTGTTGATGAGTTGTCTAAGCCCGAGAACGAAGCGGAATTAAACAACGCATTAACTAAAGAGTTAGGCGAGCAGGAAGGTGATAAACCTGCAGAAAAAACACCTGAAACTCCTAAAGAGTCTGAAGGAGAAAAACCAAAAGACACTAAAGGAGAGTCCCCAAGCGACGCTGATAAGGCTCCTGAAAAAGCTGACAAGATCAAAAATCTTTTATCTGACCGCAATGAAGCAAGAGATGCCGCTGCTAAAGCGGAAATTGATGCTCAAGCCAAAGAACAAAGGATTAAAGAGCTAGAAGCTGAAAACGAGCGCCTTAAAGCCAGTGATAAAGGAGAAGGTGATGAACCTCCTGCGGACGACAAGCCCTTAACAAAAGCTGAAGTTGAAAAACTTCTAGCCGAAAGGGACAGCAGTGAAACTAAAAAAGCTGCCGCCGAAAAAACCAATATCGCTGAAGTAGATGCCTTAAAGGAAAATAAAAACACTCCTAATTCTGAAGACTATCGTCAAGATATTCTCACAGTAATGGAGAAGCATCCAACATTGACCGCTTATGCGGCATATAAAATGCTTCAAGGAGATGGAATAATTCCTTTTGATGATGCATCCGCTAGCTCCAACGCTAGCAAGCTAAACGCAGGGGACAGACCTAAGGCTAATTTGACTAGAGATAATAAACCGCCTGAAGAAATGTCTGACGCAGAGCTTGACAAAGCTGTCCGTGAAGAAGCATCTAAGGGTTTCGTATAAAAATTATTTTTCTCAAAGCAAGTTAGCATTAGTTAGTAGTCTTTATTAACTTTAATTTTAGCTTGCTTTTTTTGTTGACACTCATCAAAAAACGCAGCCTTGGTAAAAATATGGCAGCTGTAACAAGAAATGATTTGAATGCTGGAGTTTTACAAACTTGGCTTAGCCGTCAAGTATTGAAGAACTTTGAGCCAAATCTTTATTTTCATAGAGCCGGTAAAAAGCCGGACACCCCTTCAGGTTATAATACAATCGGTTGGGCTAAATTCACTCAGATTGATGAGGATGAAGTAACTGCTGGGACAACTTCAACTGACGGAACAACTCCTGACGACACTGCTTTTAACGCAACTGTTATCACTGCGACTCCTGTTCAGTATAGAATTGTTGTAACCCTTTCCGATATGTTGATTGATTTGAATGTTATCAATTTCTTAACTGGCGCAGCAATGGAAGTTGGTGCCGCTATGGCAAGAAAAATTGATAAGGTAATTCAAACAGTTATTATGGCTGGAACGAATGTTATTTATGGTGGCTCAAAAACCGCTAGAACAGCATTGGGAACTTCAGATGTAATGACAGCTAGTTTGCTTAACAGAGCTTCGGCTAAGTTAGAAAACTGGTATGCTCCAAAAATTGATGGCTTCTATGTTGCTTATATCCATTCTTATCAATTGTTTGACCTTAGAAATGAGGCTGGCGTTGGTAACTGGTTAGAAGTTAACAAATATGCCACTCCAGATAAGATTTTCAAAGGCGAAATTGGCATGTTAAATGGTATTCGTGTTATTTTAGCTCCTTTCATTCAACCTTTTGCTTCCACAACAACAGTATATCCAGCTCTTGTAGTTGGCGCTGGCGCTTATGGAGTAGCAGAATTCCAAACTTTAAGAAGTTATGTAACTCCTGCCGTTTCTTCCGATAGTGATCCTTTGGCTCAACGCCGAAAGGTAGGTTCTAAGATTGCCTTCGTCGCAAAAATCTTACAAGAGAATTCAATGGTTAGAATTGAAACTGGGGCAACTGCTCTATAAACGGAGAGACCATCGCTTCTGCGGTGGTCTTTGGTTTGTAAAGCAATTTGTTTAAAATCATATGACATATAACGATATTGTGGCATTGGCACTGACAATGTCTCACACAAAATCAGCACAAGTTTCGGCGGCTAACCTTAAGACATTTTTTAATATCAAAAGAAAAGAACTTGCTAATTCAATTATTAAAGATGTTGA